GTTTGGGCTTCATTAAAAGAAACATTGAAAAATACTCCATCAACATTTGGTGACCATACCATCACATTTGAAGAAATTAATTGCGATTCTGATAAAGGAAAATCTGCATTATACAAAATTGAAAGCTATCCATCCTTCAAGTTAGAAACAGGAAGTACTGTCTATGAATATCGCGGAAGACCATCAGTACAAGAATTAACTAAATTTCTAGTCACTGTCCTTGGTACTCAAAAAGCGACGTAATCGAATTGAAGTAAATTTTAAAATTGAATCTATATCAAGCGTCATAATATCAGTTGTTGATGTTATGTTTGGATGAATTAGACAAAGCGTACATTCATTACACTTTAACAATTGACCTTGCTTTGTAGCAGACGATATCAATTCAAATGCGAATTCAAACGATGACATAGCAGATATAGTTTCTGAATTAATTATAGCTGTTTTAGGTCTTGGTACAATTATAATAATTGTGTTAGGTGTTAGTGGAACAATTCCTCTAATATTTGGACTAAACAATCCACCATCTACATAAACTTGACCATATAACATCTGTGGCTTAAATACTCCTGGTATACAGCATGAGCATTTAAGAGCATCAATAAGTGGAACATCTTTCGATAAGATTGATGGTTTCCCTTTTGTTACATTGGATGTAACGATAAACAAAGGCATCTTGGCATCTCCGACATTTTTAGTACGAATATCTAATCCTGCTTCGTCAAAAAGTTTAATCATAGTGGCTTCAAACGTATTCATTGAAAACAATCCTTTTGATGACAAACAGGTTGAAATATCGTATATGCCGACAGATGGAAGAATAGCTTTTTGAGTTAAATATTTTTTGCTTAATTCAATCATTTTATCAATTGGAAGACCAAAAGCAATGTATGTTCCAATGATAGACCCAATCGAACAACCATAAACTCCATCTGGGAAATGCAATGGTTGATGTTTTGACAATTCAAGTAAAGCTCCAATTTGTAAAATACCTTTCATACCTCCACCTCCCAACCCAAGAATAGTAAAATGCCTCAACATTTTATATAAGTAAGAGTAGAATGCTGAAAGCTAGTGACGTATTAAATGAACAGAATCAGCGTCGTGAAAATAGAATGTCTGCTATGACTCCAATTATAACACAAATTCAGGCTAAAATTCGTCAACAGTCAATTCATAATGTAAATGCTCCATACATTATATATGAAGTTCCAACGTATGTGTTTGGATATCCACTTTTTTCATTAAAGGAGGCACTTGAATTTTTAGTATCTGAATTTTCAAAAGCAGGATATTGGATTTGGATTGTGGAAGGAAAATGTTTATTTATTTCATGGATGAAGGCTACAAAGTCTCGTGATTTAGGCAGACCAATCTTAACTACAAATTATCGTCCTCAAGTATACGATCCATCTTCGATTGCTTTTCTCCCGCATGAAGAGTAATGGTAGGTTATAGCAAAAATTTATATAAACACAGTAAACTTCATTGGGACGATGGTCTTGCATTAAGTGGAAATATTGCTTTTTTATCTGTTTTGTATACATTTTTAGGAGGTTTAGTTTCTTTCATTTTTTATTATATTTTTGATGAATATAGTCCTGATACTGAACCACCTCGTAATAAAGAATGGGAAAAAGCACCTACATGGTATCAAATATTAGATGTATGTGTTGAAGTGATTTTGACTGGACTACTATCGTTCTGGATTACATTCACACTCAATTCTTCTGCTCCTATTATTCCTGTTCGGACTGATTTGAGTTCTTATGTAGATACGTATACGACTGGTATGTTCTTTATGTATACTGTATTCTTGTTCACAACAGATATGTCAAATAAACTCAAATTTTTGTATACCGATGTGTTTGGATCATATTTTGATAAAATATTTCCAAATGCAGGTTCTTTGTTAACATTGAATTTACATTATACTGCGCGTAAAACGGATTAAACTAATTGCTCCAGAACGAGTATCAATTAAATGGATTGCTCTCATTCCCTTATTATTGACGAAGGTCAGCATGTTTGTGAATGCTGTGGAACTATATTTGATAAAATTATTGACGAAAGTGCAGAATGGCGTAACTATGAAGATAGTAAAGGTGAAGATCAGTGTCGTACAGGTTTTACAACCTCTGAACTTTTACCCGAATCTTCTTATGGTTCAATTGTTTCATACAAGGGCATTGCATCCTCAAATACATCTATGAAAGCAGTTCAACGTCTATCCTCATGGTCACTCTCATCCAACAGTGAGCGATCATGGATGGGAATCTTTGATGCAATCCAACTTTGTGGAAATAAAGCAGGTCTACCTAAATCTATCTTATTTGATGCATGTTCGATGTATAAGGGTCTTGATGAAGCACAAAAGGTTCGTGGAGAAACACGTCGTGCTTTGATGGGTGGTTCGCTCTTTGTATCTTGCCGTAAACATCAAGCATCTAGAAGTCATGAAGAAATTGCTGGATTATTTACTGTAAACATTCGTAGCTTATGCAAAGCTATTACTCGATTTACTCAAACTGAGAATACCGTATTGGATACTCAGATTGGTATTGCGGAACGGTTGTGTGCTTCGTTGAGTATGAATGATGAACAACGAACTAAAGTTATGGATATTCTGTATGAAATTTCTACTAAATCAGAAGATGAATTCGAACATACACCTAAAACAATTGTAGCTGGAGTTGTTGCTCATGTATTAGGTCTTAAATCAAAAACATCTATGAAGGCAGTAGCAGATGCGTCAGGGGTATCATCATTATCTATTCATAAAATTGTTGGAAAGTTAGCTTAAGCTACATAAATTAATTCACCTGTTGTTGCGTTATAATACATAGGGAAAAATCCAGCTGGTACAGAACCTACAACCTGCCGAACAGGTTTAATTACACATGTACTTGGAACTGTATTATTTACAGGAGCACCTGTTGCGTTAATAATAATTGAATTAGCTGCTTGAGCGGATGTACCTGCTTGGTTTCCAATTGCTATTGCATTTGCACCTTGATTCGTAGCTCCAGCTTGAGTTCCAATTGCTACTGCAAATCCACCCTGATTTGTGTTACCAGCAGCACTTCCAATTGCTACTGCGGCGCCTGATTGTGATAGTTGTCCTGACTGAATTCCAATTGCTACTGCACCATTTGATTGTGAAGTCATACCAGCCTGATATCCAACCGATACTCCATATTGTGATTGTGAAGTCATACCTGCCTGATCTCCAATTGCTACTGTATTAGCTGCTTGCGTTTGGTATCCAGCCTTAGATCCAATTGCTACTGCATATTCGCCTTGATTCGTAGCACCAGCAGTACTTCCAATTGCTACTGCAGCAGATGCTTGTGTTTGATTTCCAGCCTGATTTCCAATTGCTATTGCACTAGCTCCTTGTGTTTGATTTCCAGCAGTAGTTCCAATTGCTACTGCAAACGTTGATTGTGAAACTGTACCTGCACGATCCCCAACTGCTACTGCAAATTGTCCTTGTGAAGTCAGACCTGCTTGAATTCCAATTGCAATATTAGTGGTTACAATATTATTTCCACCTATAATATTTACACCATTTTTATAAACATTTCCTGTAATATACACGTTGTCTACATTAATCAAATCATTTTTTACAACATATCCTGCATTTGTTACATCATTAACAATTTTTGGGGATAAAGTGTGCTGTAATATATTTTGTACGTTGCTCCCAGAAAATGGATCATTTCCAAGCCCACTCATTTCTTATTAATATCATGGAATCCTTTAATTCCTTTTCACACCCTAACAACATGGAGCCTCTATTCAACCCCTCTGCTGTAACTCTTGGCGAGCGATATACTTTGTTCCCTATTTCCCATAACGAGCAAGATTTGTATAAAATGTATAAAAAAGCGGTTGCTACATTCTGGACAGCTGAAGAGATTGATTTCAGCAAAGATAAGGAAGATTGGGAGAAGCTATCCGAGAACGAACAATACTTTATTAAACATATTCTTGCATTCTTTGCGGGGTCAGATGGTGTTGTTCAGGAAAATTTGGCGACTCGATTTCAGAAGGAGGTTCAGTCTCCCGTAGCAAGGTTGTTTTATGGATTTCAAAATGCAGTAGAAGGTATTCATTCGGAGACCTATTCATTGCTTATTGACCAATATGTAAAAGATAAAGATGAGCAAATGAAATATTTTAGAGCAATTGATGAGATTCCAGCAATTCGTAAGAAGGCTCAGTGGGCTATTAACTGGATTGAGTCGCCTACTGATTATGCAACTCGACTTGTTGGATTTGCTTGTGTAGAAGGTATCTTCTTCAGTGGTTCATTTTGTGCAATTTATTGGATTAAGAAGCGTGGACTTCTACCTGGACTTACATTCTCAAATGAACTGATTTCTCGTGATGAAGGGTTGCATACTGAATTTGCTATTGCAATGTATCACAAACTTCAAAATAAACTGTCATCTGACCAGATTACTGTAATCATTAAAGATGCAGTAGATTGTGAGACCGAGTTTATTACGGAAGCACTTCCCTGTTCATTGATTGGAATGAATGCTCACGATATGACACAATATATTCAGTTTGTAGCAAATAGATTGGCTGTTCAGCTCGGATGCCCTAAAATTTATAAGGCATCGAATCCGTTTGATTTTATGGATTTGATTTCATTGGAAGGAAAGACAAACTTCTTCGAGAAGAAAGTATCTGAATATTCAAAGCCTGGTGTAGGTATGAATGCTCGTGATATGGAAATCAGATGTGATGAAGAGTTTTAAGATAAAATATAAAAATTACTTCTAAGATGATAACCATAATATCCATATGTGGTATCTTCAACTGGATATATAAATAATTTGCTTACTACTTTATTAACATAAACTAGTGGAGAAACTACATCACCTTTTACTATATGTGCGGTTGCATTGTTTTTGCTTACATTATTGAAGAATAACGTACTACCAATAGCAGGATCAAACACATCAGCTTTTACACCATAAAGATTATTCAAATATAATGCTAATGTTCCACCTAAAGAATGACCTGTTACTTCAATTGCCCATCCATTATAAATTGAAGAATTTTTTATTGTATTATAAATATTTCTTGTTTCAACAAATCGCGGATCTGTAGTAAATCCAGTTGTTAAAACCATATCGGTTATAACATCCGTATAACTATTAGTTCCTCGAAATGCTATAACTACTATATTTTGATTAGTTACTGCATAAATTGCATAATTACCTGTAGAAAGTGACTGATTATATTGTACATATTGTGTGCCGCCTAACATACTTGGAACATTATATGCTATAGCTTCTGTTCTTGCTCCAACAGCTGTATACGCTTCATTACATAATAAAATATTTCGATATGATGTTCCGCCATCTACATTCATTTTAGAAGCATTTACGTCGGGTACCATACGATATGCTGCAGCAATCATCGCATTCGTAGTTACAGTTTGTTCACGTGGATCCATAGCAGGAATATCATCATCCCATTGCCACTGAAGCAACCGTGCGGGGGTTGGATTACTAATTAATTGAGGTTGAAATATAAGTGCAAGTTCTCTCAAAAGACGATTATATGCAACAATATCAGATTCTATATATTTATCAACATCTGTAATTATAGGTTTTATAGAATGATATGCATTATATCCTTTAGGTAATAATTTAAGACCTGTGTCTTGCTTTACATTGAGACTAATGTTAATTTTACGAGTTAACACATAATTAGAGCATGAAGTATTAGCCGTTGGCATATTATAAGTTACGTACTAGTTATTTTTGTATAATCTTAAAATCCAATACTTGGTAATGTAAGAGGATTTGATCCATAATATCCTGTTCCATAAACATTTCCATTGTTACTTACATAAATACTTAATCCACGGTCGTCGCTACCTCCTGATAGTCCTACCATCCATGTAACACCCCCATTTGTATTGTATTTTACAATAAATGAATCTGCAGGATTTATATTTGTTAATGTGCCATAAATGCTTTCATCTGCATTATATACAACTAAATTAGTACTATAATAATGTCCTGTTACATAACAATTTCCAGTTGAATCTACTGAAATTCCACTTCCTGTATCACTATTATTAGTTCCATTCATTCTTGCTCCCCACAGAGCAAATCCACTACTATTATATTTTGCTACAAAAACATCACTACTATTTGAATTTGCAAATGTCTTAAATGTTGTACCATCTGAATTATATAATACAATTTGGTCATTCGAATATCCTCCAGTTATGTATATATTACCAGCTAGATCAACTGAAAGACCACTCGGTGATTCAGATCCTGCACTTCCAGCTAATCTTGTTATCCATTGACAATTTCCACTTCCATTATATTTTACTAAAAACACATCACTACTTCCTGCATTTGCAAGTGTTCCAAATACAGATCCATCAGAATTTGATGCTGTAAATGTAACAGAAGTATATACCCCTGTAGCATATACAAATCCTGCTGAATCTACAAATATACTTACTCCAGCGTCATTTCCAGTTCCACCTAATGCAGATATCCATTGAAATATTCCACTATTGCTATATTTAATAATAAATGAATCATTCCCACCAGCAACAACTGGTGTTACAATTTGGGTTCCATCTGAATTTCCAGCTGTAAATGATGCAGAGTTATTTGTTCCGGTTAAATATAAATTTCCCAATGAATCTAATGCAATACTTTTGTTAATATCGTTACCACTTCCTCCTAAATTTGTTAACCATTTGACTGTTCCATTTGAATTATATTGAATAATAAAACAATCTTGACTAGTCCCACTAAAATTTGATAACGTTGTTCCAAATGCAGAACCATCTAAATTATATGCAGTAAATACACTTGATGTATATCTTCCGACTACAGTTACATTACCAGCCGAATCAGCAACAACACCATTACCAATATCACTTAATGATCCTCCAAAACGTGTTATCCATTGTACGACTCCAAGTGGGCTATATTTCACTAAAAATCCGTCTGTAGAACCTGAGCTTGATAGAGATGTAGCAAAAGCAGTACCATTCGCATTATACGCTGTTAATGATGCTGAAGTATAATAACCTGTAACATATACAAATTCATTGCTATCTACATATACACTATTTCCACCATCATTTGCACCAGTTGTTCCACTTAATCTTGCTGCCCAATTGATTCGTCCACTACTATTATATCGGCATACATATACACTATTTGTAACAGGTTGTGTCAGTGTTAATGTATCATAAGATGGTGTACCATCTACAACGGGTGCTGCACTAGAAATTATAACTGTTCCACTTTTATTACTAAAAGATGGTAGAAAGTCAAGTAATGCAGATGTCTTGGGGACATACTGATACGAGTGTGTTATAGTTTTTTGATTACTTGTTCGTGATTGCCCTACAATACTTTTTAGCTTTTGCATACGGGTGAAGGCAGATGCATCTGGCGTAGGCATCTTTTACGTTTAAAGAAAGAAGGTTTCTTCACTACAATTCATAAAATGGACTTTACGAATGCAGCAATTATTATTTTAGCCTCTATGGTTTTTGTCCTTGCGGGGATGATGGGATATCTTTTCTACCAGCAGAATCGTATTCTACAGCATGTTCAGGGTCTTGCCGTAGTTGTTGCAAATGCAATGGCTTCTCCCCATGTTGAAGAAATTCCCGAAGTCGAGGTAAAAGAGGAGCCTGTAAAGGAAGAGGAAGATGTAGAAGACGACCGTGTTTCAGTAGAGGATGATACTGTAGAACTTGTAGAGGGACCTCCTCCAGCAAAGACTGAAAGCGAAAAGGTAGATATTGATGATCTACAGGATAAGACTGTAAAACAGCTTCAGGTACTTCTTGGGGAGAAGGGTATTCCATTCGGAAAGCGTGATTCTAAAAATGTACTTCTACAGTTGGTAAAAGCTACTGCTTAAGAATAATGAGGATTAAAAATAATTTTTTAGATACATTGGCGGGTAGTCACGAATCTGTTTTAGTATTTGATTGTGAATTTTGGAGAGTGTATGGTAACAAAGGATATCGTGGAATCCCAAACTCAAATGAATTTTTTATGCCACGTGAAGTAGGTGGTTTTTTATTAACAAAAAATGCAAATGATTGGACTTATCATAAACCATTTTTTGTAACACTTT